AGTACCACTGTCATAAAATCTATGCTGGTGAAGAAAAATATACAGACCATGATGTAGTTATATCAACTTGGCAGTCCTTATATAAGGAACCACGAAAGTTTTTTGATAGGTTTGATGTTGTGATTGGTGATGAAGCTCATTTATTTAAAGCAAAATCACTTACTAGATTAATGTCTAAGTTGCATAGTTGTAAGTATCGTTATGGATTTACTGGTACGTTAGATGGATCAGATACTAATCAATTAGTATTGGAAGGTGTATTTGGTAGATGTTCAAAAGTTACTAAGACATCTGATCTAATGAAGAAAGGTCATGTGTCCAAACTTAAAGTAAAAATTCTTTTGTTAAAGCATGAAGAAAAGATTTTTGAAGGGTATCAAGATGAAATGGATTACCTTTGTGAGCATGAACAACGTAATAAATTTATCCGCAATTTAGCGTGTGACTTAAAGGGAAACACGCTGGTGCTATTCAATTACGTGGAGAAGCACGGTCTCCCTTTGTATGACATGATAAATAATTACACTGATAGACCAGTTCATTTAGTTTATGGTGGGGTGGATGTTGATGATCGTGAAGAAATACGGAGGTTGATTGAAAATGAAACTCCTGAAGATAATGGCATTATTGTCGCCTCTTATGGGACTTTTAGTACTGGTGTTAACATTAGGAGGTTGCATAACCTTATATTCGCCTCTCCAAGTAAATCAAGAGTCCGAAACTTGCAATCTATCGGGAGGGTACTTCGACAGTCTAGGGGGAAAACAGTAGCAACACTATATGATATTGCAGATGACATCTCTACAGATCGTGGAAATAATTACACATTGAATCATTTAATGGAGAGATTTAAAATCTACAAGCAAGAGAATTTTAATTATGAACTCATAGATGTAAAATTAAAGTCTAATGATTAGTTACGCAAAACACGAAGAAGAATTTTACGGAGTTTTTAAACTCGTCAGTGGAGAAGAAGTACTAGGTAAAGCAGTGCTTACAGAAGATAATGGAGAAACACTTTGCTTTGTTCAGAATCCTGTTTCAACAGTAGTTATGAATAATAAAGATCATGAAGGTCGCAACGTTCGTGGGGTGGGGTTTGCTAAATGGATGCAATTTTCCGACGAGGATTTTTATATCATAAGAGAAAAGGATGTTTTATCAGTCTCATCGATGAGTAAAGAAATTACATTTATGTATGAAGCATTCATTCAACAAGAAAATAAAGGTAAACCACCAAAAAAAGATAATTTAAAAATTGATCCTAAACCTGGTATGGGTTACCTAGGAAAAATAGATGATTATAGAAAAATATTTGAAAAATTATATAAGACTTAGTTTGTTGCCCTGAACCCTTACACGGTTAGTGTACATCAAATTGACAAACGTGTCAAGCCCTGATATAATATATACAAAGCAAGACACCTATGAAAAAAATAAAAAAGCAAAAACAACACTATGTTGATAACCAGGAGTTTCTTGCTGCTATCATTAAGTACAAAGAAAGAGTATATAATGCTGCTGTAAAGGAGATTGATGGTCTTGCTGACATGGATCCTGATGAGCAGTTCCAAGCTTTAAAGGGTTGGAAAAGTAAAAGTAAACCTAGAGTAGGAAATTATATTGGGAGTTGTTTTTTAAAGATTGCTACTCACTTGTCTTACAGACCGAACTTCATCAACTACATGTATAAGGATGATATGGTTTGTGATGGTATAGAAAATTGTATACAATATATCGATAATTTTAATCCAGCAAAGTCTAAGAACCCATTTGCTTATTTTACACAAATAGTTTATTATGCATTCTTACGCCGTATTGCTAAAGAGAAACGCCAGTTGGATATTAAAGATAAAATTTTAGAGAAGTCAGGTTACGATCACGTGTTCACAGTTGACGGAGAAACTGATTCAGGATATAATCAGATTAAGACTCGTGTTGAAATGAATTTAAAAAGATAATTAATGAAAGTATTATTAATTACAGACCAACACTTTGGTGTACGTAATGACAATCAAAACTTTATTGATCATTACAAAAAGTTTTATGGGGAAGTTGTAATACCTTTTATTGATGCAAATAAAATTGATACTATTATTAATCTAGGTGACACGTTTGATAAACGTCGATCTATTAATTTTATGTCATTGGATGCAGCAAAGGAGATGTGGTTTGATCCTCTTAAAGAGAGGAATGTTAAAATGCATATGCTTGTAGGTAATCATGACATTTATTATAAGAACACCTTAAGAGTTAATGCTCCAACTGAGTTACTTGGTGAATATGAAAACATAACTGTTTACACAGATCCAACTACAGTTATGTTTGATGGTCTACCCATACTTCTTTTACCTTGGATATGCGATGAAAACTACGAGGAATCTCTACGAGTTGTTACTGAAAGTCCTGCTGATATCTGCATGGGTCATTTGGAACTTAATGGTTTTGAAGCACATCCTGGACATATGATGACAAATGGTATGGATGTTAAACATTTTTCTAAATTTAAAAAAGTGTTTAGTGGACATTATCATATGAAATCTACTAAGAAAAATGTTACATATCTTGGAAACCCCTATCAACTTTACTGGAATGATTACGGCACTAAAAGAGGCTTTCATGTCTTTAACACAGACACTTTACGATGTACTTTCCATAGAAATCCCTTTGACACTTTTCATAAGTTGTATTATAATGGTGGAGTTGTACTTCCGAGTGAGGACGAAGTTAAAGGAACATTCGTCAAACTCATTGTAGAAGACAAAGGTGACTATTCAAAATTTGATTATGTTGTTAGTCAACTTCAAGACATGGGTCTTGGTGATTTAAAAATCATTGAAGACTTAAGTGTAGAAGCAGAGAAAGGTTCAAGATTGATGGAAACCGAAGATACAATGACTCTTCTTGATAACTACATAGATGGAATAGATCTTAAGGTTAATAAGTCGAACATTAAAAATGTTATGAGGTCGTTGTATATGGAGGCAGCAGAAATCTAATGGCATTTATTTTATCAGATATAAAATCTGGCGGTATCTATGCTATAAGAGAGGGTAAGAAGAGAAAAACAGTGACTGTATTTGAAGACTATGATGATGCTGAAAGGTATGCTGGACAATTAGAAGCAGAAGATTATGAAGATGAATTAGAAATTATTGAGTGTGATCCTACTGTTATTTCTATAAATTGTAACACATATGGATATACTTATTTAATTATTAAAAAAGACGATCTTATTATCCCACCTTAATGATTACATTTGAAACTATTCGCTGGAAAAATTTCCTATCTACAGGAGACCAGTGGACTGAGATTGATTTTTGTGAGTCACCCTCAACATTAATTGTAGGGTCTAATGGTGCAGGAAAATCCACTATGTTGGATGCTCTTTGTTTTGCATTGTTTAACAAACCATTCAGAAAAATTAATCGTGGGCAGTTAGTAAACAGTATTAATGAAAAAGGATTAAAAGTTGAAGTATGTTTTTCTATAGGAAAAGATGAATACAGAGTTTTCAGGGGTGCAAAACCCAATCTCTTTGAGGTTTACAAAAACAATAAGATGGTTGACCAAGATGCTGCTGCCAAAGACACGCAGAAATACTTGGAGCAATCAGTCCTCAAACTCAACTACAAAAGTTTTACCCAAGTCGTCATACTTGGTTCATCCACATTTGTACCCTTCATGCAACTTGGAGCAAGTGTCAGGAGAGAAGTTATCGAAGATCTATTGGATATCCAGATCTTCTCAAACATGAATTCGTTGCTGAAAGATAGAGTTCGTTCAGCACAAAGTCAAAGTAATGATTGTGGACACATGCTTCGTCTCACAAAAGAGAAAGTAGAAAGTCAACAGAAGTTACTTGATTCATTAAAAGAAGTTAATCATAATCGTCAAGAAGAAAAACGTAAACGATATAATAAAAATTCTAAAAGTATTGAAGAAGTAAAATCTAATCATATTAAACTTCAAGATGAGATTCTAGTTCTTCAAGAAGAGGTGGGTGATGTTGAAGTTCAGAGAAAATTTGTTCGTAAACTTCGTCAAGGTCAAGCAGATAAAAAATCTGAACTTAAGTTAATTGCAAACAATCTTAAGTTTTTCAAGAGTCATGATGTATGTCCTACATGCACACAAAATATTAGTAGTGCTTTTAAAACAGATCAAGTTGATACTTTAACTGATTCTGGAAAGGTACTTGCTACTGAGATTGAATCCTTTACTCAAGATATTTCTGAAGCAGTAAATGTTATTGCTAAGATAGAAGAGACTTCTGCAAAATTATATGAAGTTCGTAGTGATGCTACTGCACAAGAACGAGAGATTGTTCGTCTTGAAAAGGAGAATATTGAGATCTCTAAACAGATTCTCGAACTTCAACAAAGCACCCCTAACATTGATCAAGAAAAAGAAACTTTACAGGGGTATCTTGCTGAGTATAAAACAACTGAAAAGGATTGTGCAGAAGTCAGTCAGAAGTTGGATGAGTTCCAAGTTGTATCTTCTTTATTAAAAGACTCTGGTATTAAGAGTCAGATTATTAAAAAGTATGTTCCTATATTCAATCAACTGATTAACAAATACCTTCAGTCTATGGAATTTTTTGTTAACTTTACATTGGATGAAGAGTTCAATGAAGTTATCAAGAGTCGTTTCCGTGATGAGTTTTCTTATGCATCCTTCTCTGAAGGAGAGAAGCAAAAGATTGACTTAGCACTATTGTTTACATGGAGAGAAGTTGCTAGGATGAAGAATAGTGTTGCTACTAATCTTCTTATTCTTGATGAGGTATTTGATAGTTCACTTGATTCTTCTGGTACTGGAGAACTTCTTCAAATATTAAAAAGTCTTGGAGATGGAACAAATGTATTTGTTATTTCTCATAAAGGTGATATACTAGTAGATAAGTTCTTACGAACTTTAAAGTTTGAGAAAGTCAACGATTTCTCAAAAATGTCAGATGAATCCTAAATAAATTATCCTGTAATCTTTAATATTTTATGCTTTCAACACAATATCGTTTAAGGTTAACAGCAATCTGTAAAGACATAGGTTCTGGGGTTGAGGTTAGTCTAGAAGATATGATATGGGCTGAGAAATTAGCCAAGGCAAACACTGCTGCTAGAGGTATGTTAAATACTGCAAGAAGAATGAGTACAGACCCTACTGATTCTTTTCTGAATGAGTTGAACATTGGAGACCCCGACTCAACTCATCATCGAAGGGGTTTCGGAGATCCGCAAGATGTGGTAGACTGGTTCCACAATGAAAGGTCTGACGACTGGAGGCAACGTGATTGAATACACTGAACCAGCATCAGATAAAATGAAGCAAAGAGCAGATGCTCTTAAAATACTAATGGCACAGTTTGGTTCCTGGCCACACTTAGTATCTCAATGTGCAGATGAATGGTGTAGTAAACAGGCAACCAACAATGGTCTTGTAAATTACTACAAAGCATATTATTCAAAACATCAAAATGACTATGACTAAACAAACTGAAAGTGCAGAACAATTGATTCAACGTTTTACGAAACGTACTATGCAATTGCAAGCA